GCCACATGAGGGCATTAAAATAAATGATACAGACTTGCTTTTTGGCAGGTCTTTTTTGTTTGGAGGTGAGAACAATAGCAAGATTTAAACCGACCCATTTTATGGCGGAGGATTCCAAGTATAACAAAAAAGCGGCAGACTATGCCGTCTCTTTTATTGAATGCCTCAGCCACACCAAAGGCACCTGGGCAGGAAAGAAATTTGAACTGCTGGACTGGCAGGAACAGATTATCCGTGACCTGTTTGGAATCTTAAAACCGAACGGCTATCGGCAATTCAATACGGCTTACATTGAGATTCCGAAGAAAAATGGCAAATCAGAACTTGCCGCTGCGGTTGCCCTGCTGCTCACCTGTGGTGATGGCGAAGAACGTGCCGAAGTCTACGGCTGTGCTGCCGACCGCCAACAGGCTGCCATAGTGTTTGATGTGGCTGCCGACATGGTGCAAATGTGCCCTGCCCTTTCCAAGCGAGTGAAAATCCTGACCTCACAAAAGCGTATCGTGTACATCCCGACCAATAGTTTCTATCAGGTGCTTTCGGCAGAAGCCTATTCCAAGCACGGTTTCAACATCCACGGGGTTGTGTTTGATGAACTGCATACGCAACCCAATCGGAAATTGTTCGATGTTATGACCAAAGGCTCCGGTGATGCGAGAATGCAGCCTTTGTATTTCTTGATCACCACAGCCGGAACGGACACAAATTCAATCTGCTATGAGGTACACCAAAAGGCGAAAGACATTCTGGAAGGCAGAAAACATGACCCTACTTTCTATCCAGTGATTTATGGTGCAGATGAATCGGAGGACTGGACAGACCCAAAGGTCTGGAAGAAGGCAAATCCGTCACTGGATAAAACTATTGGTATGGATAAGGTGGTGGCTGCGTGTAATTCTGCAAAGGAAACTCCCGGTGAAGAAAATGCTTTTCGACAACTGCGTTTGAATCAGTGGGTAAAACAGGCAGTGCGTTGGATGCCGATGGAGAAGTGGGACAAATGCAAGGTGGCTTTTGATGAAGAGATGCTTGCAGGTCGTATTTGTTATGGTGGACTCGACCTATCTTCCACTACGGATATTACAGCTTTTGTTTTGGTATTTCCTCCAACAGATGATGACGAGCATTATTATATTCTTCCCTACTTCTGGCTGCCGGAAGAAACGCTGCCCCTCAGAGTAAGACGTGACCACGTTCCTTATGATATTTGGGAACGGCAAGGCTATCTGAAAACTACGGAGGGCAACGTTGTCCATTATGGCTTTATCGAAAACTTCATCGATGAACTGGGACAGAAATTTCATATCAAAGAGATTGCTTTTGACCGTTGGGGTGCAGTGCAGATGTCACAGAATCTGGAGGGACTTGGATTCACGATGGTACAATTCGGGCAAGGCTACAAAGATATGTCACCGCCTACCAAAGAACTGATGAAATTAACGCTTGAACAGACCCTTGCCCACAACGGGCACCCTGTTCTTCGGTGGATGATGGATAACATTTTCATCAGGCGTGACCCTGCCGGAAATATCAAGCCGGATAAAGAAAAATCCACAGAGAAGATTGACGGTGCGGTTGCCATGATCATGGCTCTTGACCGTGCAATCCGCTGTGGATGCGTTTCTGATGAGTCGGTTTATGATACGAGGGATATGCTGGTGTTATAGGTTTGATTATCTTTGCAAACTGGAATTTGTCTTACTCGTTTATATTATGAGATTAGGTGACAAGATGTATGTCAAAGTGCATTCCAAATGAACAGAAAAGCAAAAACACATCCCCATGCATTTTTGTATACTTTTCTCACCTGAAGCATTCCATAAATGGCTATAAAGGTAGTTACAATTTCAATGATACCCTGTATGCTGAAGCTCATGGGATGAAAAAGAATGCCCATAATTGAAACCACAAGCGCACCCCAATCAAAGAATTTAGTTTTTACCGGGAAACGTCTGTTGATTTTCTCACAGATGACAACATAATTAAAGCCTTCAAAAAAGCCCCAGACAACCGCAATAACCAGTGTTCCGATAATGGTAGCTACGATCCCTGCTTTGTGAAGATCCGGGGTAACCATAATACTCAATGGTTCGTACCCCTCAAATTGTCCTGAAAGGAAAATAAAAAGAATATACGGGAGAAAAAACACGATCGTCCAAAGCACAGCTTTGATTGCGTTTTCCCAACGAAGTCCGAAACTTGCGAACGATTCTTTACGCATTAGGCCTACAATAGTAATGCCAAGACCCGCTATTCCAAATTCCAATGCAGCAGCCGTCAAAAGTCTTGGCCAAACGGAAATATCACTGTTTTTGCAAAAACTCATTATTCTGCTTCCGAAAACACCATAGACGATATAGACTGCTATCGTAACCAGAGCGATTATCCACAAATCTATAGTAAGCTTTTTCTTCCGTTCTTTTATCTGTTGTTCCATTTACTTTCTCCCTATACTAAATTCCCAAAGTTGATCTTATACAAATTCCGATTTATAGAGTTTCTACCCTACATTCTGTTTAGTTTAGTATATTATACCACACCCCAACCCTCAAAGTCAAGAAAGGAGTGATTCTTATGGGTATTTTTACAGGACTATTCAAGTCCAGAGATAAGCCGACCAACAGCTATGATTCGCCGTCCTACACATATTTCTTTGGACGAGCCAACAGCGGTAAACGTGTCACCGACAGAACAGCCTTACAGCATATTGCGGTTTATGCCTGTGTGCGTGTGCTGTCAGAAGCGATTGCACAGCTGCCGCTTCATGTGTACAAATACAACGAAAATGGAAAGGAGCGAGTGCCACGGCATCCGCTTTATTTTTTGCTCCACGATCAGCCAAATCCCGAAATGACTTCTTTTGTTTTCAGGGAAACGCTAATGTCCCATCTGCTGATCTACGGCAATGCCTATGCACAGATCATCCGAAACGGCAGAGGCGATGTTATCGGATTGTATCCGCTGATGCCGGATAAAATGAAGGTTGACCGTGATGAGAAAAACCGCTTGATATATATTTACAGCCGTTATGATGAAGCAAATCCAAACCTGAAACAGCAGGGCGATATTGTCCTGCAGGCAGAAGACGTGCTGCATATTCCGGGTTTAGGATTTGACGGACTGGTTGGATATTCGCCGATTGCACTTGCCAAAAATGCAATCGGCATTTCTATTGCCTGTGAAGAATATGGAGCATCGTTTTTTGGAAATGGTGCAAGTCCGTCAGGTGTTTTGGAACACCCTGGGGTAATCAAAAATCCAGAACGTGTGCGTGATGCCTGGCAAAGAGCCTATGGCGGAAGAAACGCCCACAAGGTTGCAGTCCTCGAAGAGGGCATGAAATTCACCCCCATTGCAATTCCGAATAATGAAGCACAGTTTTTGGAAACCAGAAAGTTTCAGATTGAGGAGATTGCAAGAATGTACAGAGTTCCGCTTCATATGATCGGCGACCTTGACCATGCCACATTTTCTAATGTGGAACATCTCTCTTTGGATTTCGTGAAATACAGCCTTGACCCTTGGATCGTTCGATGGGAGCAGTCTTTGCAGAAAACACTTCTTTCTGATTCTGAAAAAGGGCAGTATTTCGTGAAGTTCAATGTAGACGGACTTCTGCGTGGCGATTATGCTTCCCGTATGCAGGGCTATGCTACCGCAAGACAGAACGGCTGGATGTCTGCCAACGATATCCGTGAAAAAGAAGATATGAATATGCTTTCTGAGGAAGAAGGTGGAAACCTGTACCTCGTAAATGGCAGCTTTACAAAACTTGCTGATGCAGGTGCATTTGCAAATCAAAATTTAGAAAAGGAGGAGAAAACCGAATGAAGAAATTCTGGAACTTTATCCAAAACGAAGATACATCGGAAACGGAGCTTTTGTTTAACGGTCCTATCTCTGAAGATACTTGGTGGGGCGATGAAGTGACACCTGCTTTGTTTCGTGATGAACTCGCAAAAGTTAGCGGAAACTTGACAGTCTGGCTGAACTCGCCGGGCGGCGATGTGTTTGCTGCAAGTCAGATTTATTCTATGCTGAAAAATCACAAAGGCAAGGTTACCGTGAAAATTGATGGCATTGCTGCCTCTGCTGCTTCTGTTGTGGCAATGGCAGGCGATGAAACTTTGATTGCACCGACTGCCCTAATGATGATTCATGACCCCAGCACTTGTGCTATGGGCAACAAGGCAGATATGGAAAAAGCAATTGAACTTCTGGAAGAAGTCAAGGAATCTATCATCAACGCCTATGAAACCAAATCTCATCTCAGCAGAAACAAGATTGCAAAGCTGATGTCCGATGAAACATGGCTCAATGCAAAAAAGGCTCATGAGATGGGATTTGTGGACGGAATTCTGTTTGCAGAGAAGAAAATGCCTGTTGTTCCCAAAGAGGAAGAACCGGATGAAGAAGAAAAAGAAGATACACTGACCGCAATGACCTATTCCAAATCGAAGAATCTATCTGCATTCTTATCCAAAGTATCTGCATCAGCAGAATCTGTTACAGGCACACCCATTGACCAGCTTGAAAAAAGGCTGGCACTTTTGAAATATTGATTGGAGGAATTGATTATGGCTATGACAATTCAGGAACTGAGAGAAAAGAGAAAGAAGGCTTGGGACACTGCCCGTGATTTTCTCGACAGCAAGAGAAATGCAAACGGCGTTCTCAGTGAGGAAGATTCCAAGACTTACGATGCAATGGAACAGATCATTGTTGATCTCGGAAAAGAAATTCAGCGTCTGGAACGACAGGCTGAAATCGAAGCTGAAATGAACAAGGCAACTTCCACTCCTGTTCTCGGTAAGCCTGCAACTCCGAATGTAACGGAAAAGACAGGTACAGCAAGCGACACTTACAAGAAGGCCTTCTGGAACAGCGTCAGAAACCGCAACTGGATCGATGTCCATGATGATTTGCACATTGGTACAGATGCAGAGGGCGGCTATCTTGTTCCAGATGAGTTTGTGCGCCTGTAAAAGGCGATGTTTACAGTAGATTAGGCTCTAC